ATGACACGCCACGCGCGGACCCGCGTCCCCGACGCCTGCCCCTGCTGGACGGTCAGTTCGTTCGACTGGCCCGACGTTACTTCGCTGATGAGTTTCGGCACGACTCAGCCCTCAAGGATGTCCACGCGGAGCCGCGAGCCAGCGTTCCCGATGGCGGCGTAGTCGGTGCCGGCCGAAAGCCGCAACACCGCCGGTTCGCCGGCCCGCAGGGTGCAGAACGAGCCGAACGACCCGCCAGCGGAGATGCCGAACTGGGCCGTTGCGGCCGTGGCCGTGGAAAGGTTTCGCAGGAACGCCAGCCCGACGGCCGTCAGATTCGCCGTCGAGATGGACACGGCATTCGTCGTGAGCGTGTAGGTCACGCTCTTGAGGCCGGCGTTGTTCATCGTCGCCGTCACGCTGGACGCCGAGATGTTGTTGCTCAGGTTGTCCTTGTTCACCGCGACGGTGACGCTGTAAGAAATATCGGCCATGTTTTCTATCCTCTGATTTCCACGGTGGCGCCTTGATCCTGCTGCTTGATGGCGTCGATGACGCCCTGAAGCAGTTCCGACTGCTTCTGCATTTCGACGAGGTTGACGTCCTTGTTGGGGTCGTCGCCGCGGAGGAGGCGGTTCAGTTCCCGCTGCCCCTCCATCGTGTTGACATCGGCGGCGTTCAGGGCGGCGCGGGACGGCCCCTGGAGGAGGGCGTTCATTCGCTCGTCGCGGAACCCCATGAGCATCGGGGCGACTTGCATCGCCTGGGCGAGCGCCTCGCGGCTGAAGGCGGCGTCTCTTTCGGCGCGGTTGGCGCCCTGCTTGTCAAGTTCCTTGCTGAGGTCGAAAGCACGCTGCCCGGCCTCTTCCCTTGCTCGCTCAAGCGGGGTCTTGAGGAGTTCTCGGCCGCGTAGGATGGACTCATCCAGCAAACGCGATTCCTGCGCGCGGGCGGCGGCGTCGTCCGCTCGATCTTTGGCCCGCAGTCCCTCCGGTGAATCCTCAAAGCGGCGGCCGATAGCCCTGTTCGCGGCGTCTCGCTCCATCGCCGCGTCCTGCTTCTGCTTCGTGGTCGCATTTTCGTCGTCAAGGATACGCTGGGCCTCGTCTCGCCGACGAATCAGCCTCCTGAGGTCATCGCCAATCTCTCCGGCTGCTGCTTGTCTCTCAAACTTCTGCCGCGCCTGCGTGGTTTCGTACCGCAATCTCTGTGCATCGTCCTCGGCCTCTCTGGCCTCCGCTTCCAGCCTGATTGTTCGCTCCATCGCTTGACGAACATCAGCACCGGGACGGCCCAGGTCGCGGCTGGCAAAGGCACGAGCCTCAGCCAGACGCGCCTCATCGGCCGACGACCGGGCTTCTTGCGCGACGGTATCGACAAGTTGGTTGCTCAGGCGGTCGAGGGCGGCGGCGGCGGCTGCAGCCGACGTAGCGAGCGATTCGACTTTAGCGGTCGAGTTCCGTATCTCCTCAAGTTCCTTTTCTGATCTGCGGCGAACAAACGGATTTGTTGGATCGGCCGCCAGTTGAGACACAACGCTCGCCCTTCTTGCCTCCAACTTCCGCAGTTCGTTTGCTGCTATGCCGTCCTCAATTCCTCCAGACGACAGCACCCCGGAAATCCTGCGAAAGCGAAAATCCAGCGAAGACTGCGGGTTGAGAATGCTGTTTTGCTCAAGTGCGTTTGCCTCCTCCCTTGCCTGCCTTCTCCTGCCCTCGCCGCGATCAATTCGTTTTCTCGCTGCTTCAATTCGACTGTCGCGTAGCGCGACATCCTCCTGCGTCAGGCCGCTTTTCGCGAAGTCCTCCTGCGCGGAGCGAATTTCGTTCTGCGCGGAGTCGATCTCATCAGCCAGCCTGTCAAGCAGCCCCTGAAGCGAGATTGCAGAAGGAACTCCGGCCTTTATGGCATCGGCAACCTGTCGCTGAGACTCTTCGATAGCGGAGGCAGCCTCGCTTGCAGACTTGAAGATGTCTTGGATTGCCTTGTCTGCCTGAAGGCTTGCCGGGAGCCTCAAAGACTCAAGGAGCGTCGTAAGGGCAGCAACGTCCTCGCGCGCGTTCGTAATCTCTACTGCATCTCCAGTGAAGAAGTCCAACGCACCGATGTCGCGAGAGGCCGTTTGCGTCCGCTCCTTGATTCTCTGCTCAACAACACGAGACAGAGCAAGCGGGTCTGATCCGGCTGCATCCAGGTCCCTTGCAGCACGACTTCTCCTTGCCGCCGCCTCTCTTCTGGCCTGATCGTCAACTAGGCGCACCGGGAACAGGCCGCCCTTTTCCTCCGTGAGCCTAGCGAACTCAGAGTCCCTAATGCTGTTGACGACAGACGCTCTAACGGCATCCGTTGACGGAGCGGCAGCACCAACACGAGCGCGAATCGCCTCGCGCTCCTTCCTGCGAGACTCCTCTATCTCTCTCAAAATCGCGACGCGCTGACCTCCGTCCTGCGAGGAATCGAGGCGCTTTCTAAGCGTAGCCTGCTTGGCTCGCTCGCTTTGCACTTGTGGGTCGAGGAACGAAACTCGCTCCTCCCTGAGTTCTCTTTGCTTCCTGTCAATTTCAGAGAGTTCTTTCCTGAACGCCCGCGCCGACTGGCCCGCAGAAGAAAACCCCTTTCCGGCAATCGAATCGCCGAGCGATCCAAACGCCTGCACAAGGCTTTCGACGAGCGACTTCTGCCTCGCGAGCGAGTCGTTCAGCGCTTTCGCCCGTGCGTCTGCCTCCTCGGCTCCAGTGGCCCATCGAAGAATCGTGGACAGCGCCTGCCCGCCGAGAACGACAGACAGGCCGACAAACAAACCTGTCGTTGCCGTGAGGCCGGGGATCACGCCAGACTGCCCTAGCAAAAGCCCCAACTGCGTGATGTTGTTGCCGACGGCGCGCAGTTTGTATTCAAGTCCACCTGTTGAAGAAATTAGGTCGTCAATGGCGAACAGCCCTTGCTGAAACGCCAGTTGCGCCACGGCGGCGCCTCTCACGCCGAACGACCCGGCATTCTTTGCCGCTTTGTCGGCTGCAGTGTCGAACTGCTGGGCGTTTACAAGCCCGCCGCTGTTGTTGACGACTGTGTCTTTCAGGATTTGCCTCTGCTGCACAACTGCCTCAGAGACCTTCTGGATAGCCTTTAGTTTGGCGCCTTCGTTCTTGAAGTCCTTGTCAAAGATTCGCTGCTGAAGTTCAGCAAGTCTCTGATACACGCCAATCTGCTTCTCGATCTCGGTGGCGACATTCCTGCGGCCAGCGATGTTTCCAGCGCCAAAGTTGCCGGCAAACTGCCTCGCAACGGTTATGTCGCTGGCTGCGCGCTCAAGGTCTGCGCCGAGTTTGTCGCTCCGGCTTCCTGAGAGTGTCAGAAACTGCTCAAACCGCTTTTTCGCCGTCTCGGATGACTTGAGTTTCTTCTCAAACTTGTCGATTTCTTCAACGAGTTTAGGGAACTTGCTTCTGTAGTCATCGAGCGCCTGCTCTCCGGCCTTCGTATCTTTGGCGTCGAACGCTCGCTTCAGCGTGCCATTGACATCGACTGCGAGGTTTCTGATCTTGTCGAGTTCTGCAGCGAGTCCGGCGTCCTTGAGGGTTTTAGTCCGCGAAGACAGGTCTCCGACTCTCTCGGCTGCGGTGCGGTTGAACTCCTCGCCAGCAAGGGCGATGTTTTCCTGAAGGTTTACGCCTTCGACGGCCGCACTGCGGCGCCTTCCAAGTTGCGGCCTGTCGCCGATGATGTTGTTACGCTGCGTTTGGGCGTCACGTCTGATCTTGTCGATCGTGCGCTCTGATTCAGAGCGAATCAGTTTGTCTGCGGAATCAAACCGAGACGCGTTGAAAGCCTTGGTCGCGTCCGCGCCAGCAAGTGCCGCGATGGCGAGTTTCGCCTTCTTTGCCGAACCCTCTGTGCGGTTGAGTTGCTCGATAACCCGCCCGACCGAGGCAATCAGCCCGTCGAACCTCTGGTCGCCGCCCTCGCGAAGTCTCGCAGACAGAGCCCCAAACTTGTCTGTCAGTTGATCGACGCGCGACACTGCGTCTGGCGAGATGATCTGCTTGATTTCGGCCGACGAAATCTCCCTCTGAAACGACATATTGGTCGCTTCTTGGATCCGCACCAGCGCATCGAGCCGCTGCTGGGCCACGCCGCGCGCCGTGAGCGTTTCGGAGGTTTCCCCCTCTCTGGCAATCCGAACCTGCGCCGCCACGACCCTCGCCGCCGCCCGCTCAATCAGCGCCGCATTCCTCTCGGAGGTGACGGCGAGGTCTGCGAAAACGTCGCTCCGCAGCCGGGCCGGTATTTCGGCCGCCTTCTTTCGCAGAGCAAGGGCTGCTGTCAGCGACTCCTTTGCCCGCGGATTGAAGAAGTCCGCACCAGCGTTCTTCGCCTCAAGCGATTCGGCCAGTTTCTTGAAGTCCGCGGATATGGCAGTCGCCCTGCCGAGAGCAACAAGGCCACGCCGTAGGGCGTCGATTCGCTGGCCGGAAGCGTCGAGGGTCGTAGTTCCGGCATCAATCTCCGCGAAAAGCCTCTGAAATTCGTTCTGCAGCCCAGACAAAGCCGGGTACAGGCTTGCCTGAACGGATGTTGAGAACCCCTCGATCTGGTTCTTGAGGGCTGTCAGCGGCTTGCCGATGTCCTCAAATACGCGGAACTGGTCGCGCAGCCTCCGCGGGTCCGGCAGGCCGGCGTCGATGCCTCTGGAGCGCAGGTCTTCGATCTGCCGCAACAGCCGCTGAAACCGCTGCAGTTGTGTCAGCGTGCCGTCGAGCGCGCGGGTGTTGAGGTTGAACTGAACCCCGCGGGCCTGCCGGGCAAAATCCTGCAGTTCACGCCGCGACTCGCCGATCCGGCGCGTGAAGTCCTGCGTGTTCGCAGTCAGGACGGCCGAGATTTTCCCGAGCAGCGCCATGGATCATCCTTGAAGTTTCTGCAGTTCGGAGAACATCTCTTCCGCCGTCTGGTGAGGCTTCACCTGCGACGGAATGAAGATGTTCTCCTCCGGCACCCGCTTGTAGTTGCCGCTCGCGGCCATAATCGTCCGACACAGCCGGGCCGTCTGCCACCATTGGTCAGGCAGAGGCCAGCGCTGATCGAACGCGTACCACTCGCTCAACTCCTCCGAATCGCACTCCGTCAGCAGCCTTTTCACCGTCATGCCCAGCGCCAGCGCTAGGCGGAAGTAGAACCTCCGCTCTGGGCGGTCAACGAATCTTTTCCCAGGCTTTCCACAGCCTCCGAGGTCAGGGCGTTGTGGCTCCACGCCTTCTCAAAGAGGCGATTGATGACAACGCTGGACTTCTTGCCGAGGAGTTCCGTGTCGGCATCGGCGAACAGCCGCTCGCCGGAGTCGTCGCACAGCGTCAGGATGAGGAACCGGACGCGGAACGACTTCATCTTCTGCTCGGCGTAGGACTCCTCAAACGCGTCGCGCTCCAGTCCGGAGAGCGTCTTGACGTACACCTCGCCGCCCCACTCTGGGACCTTGAGGGGGTCACTCAGCCGAACGTCCTTCGCCGCCAGAATCTTCGCCTTGCTCAGAGCCATGTCTTAGGTTCCATAGTAGTCGGTGACACGAAAAGTGGCCGACCCGCGCACCAACTCTCCAACGCGGGCCTCCATGCTTGCTGACTCAAGAATCACTCGCCTTGTGATCGACATGCCGGGTGACGCAAACGTCAGCGGCCCGATAGACCTGACGAGCAACTGGATGTCCCCAGTCGCCTGCGTGGCGAGGTAATCGACGGACACGGTCCCGCCGATCCATTCGCCGGTCGGCACAAGAACGCCCGACCCTGGCGGATCCGTAACCGAAGTCATGTCCACGATCTCGGCTGTCGGCGTCTCTACAGACAGACCGACAATCGTGGCCTGGAACGACCTCTGTACGTTGTTGAGCGAGCCGACGAACGTGAATGTGGCCCCGTGGGCGGAGAGTCCCATCGGACCTCCGTCCGTCAGGCGAGGCGGAAGGTCGCGGAACCCCGAATGAAGTCGCCGACCGAGCCGCCGATGGACGCGTTGGAAACAGTCGCGTTGCCACTGAACGACATGGGGCCGGAGATCGACAGGGCGCCGGACGCTCCGGCAGACAGGATCGTGGTGTTGATGTAGTCGATCTGGACTTCACGGTTGGTCGCGAACCCGCCGACGAACACGCGCTTGCCGTTCGGGGCGATACCAAGGTGCGTCGCGTCGAGGAGATCTTGCGTGTCATTGACCTGAACGGAGGTGACGGTGACGTTGCTGCCACCAAACGTGAACGTAAGTCCCTGTGCCGACGTACCCATGGTGTGCGCCTCCCTGCGCGATTGTGTTAGCCAGTCGCCTCAGACCAGCGAACCTGAAACAGTTGCCTGACTTCGTATGCTGGCGGCAGTTGCGCCCCAACCGCCGTGGGGTCGAGGAAGTCGTCCACCTCGGAGACAAGCCTCATATCGTGTATTGTAATGCCCAGTAGCGTGCCAGTGTGTCCATCCAAGGCCAGCCGGACGGAGTCGGCCAATTCCTTGGCCCCCTCGTAGGTCAGCGCCCATGAGGCGATCTGAAGGGAGACCTCCGGCATGAAGAGCGGGGTGTTGGAGAGCGTCCCCTCCCGCCTGACGTTGGCCCGCTTGTAGATCACAAACGGCATCGTCGCCCCCTTGGGGACGGCGATTGGGTAGATCTGGAAGCCGACCAGCCGGGCCACGGCCGGGTCCGAGGTCAGTTTCGCGTAGATGTGCTTTTCTGGCAGGAGGAGCATCAGAGCGCCCTTGCGATGGAGTCGTTGATGGCCGTGATGAGGCCGTTTCGGATGATGCCCTGCACTTCGGTCCTGCGGGCGTTGATCGTGTTTTCCATGAGGTGGTAGCCCGGCATGGCCCCGTAGTCCTCGCCCGGGTGGACCGTGAACACGCCGCCGTTTGGCAGGAAGTCGTGCGTGTAGCCCTTGCCGGCCCGAGCCTGCCGCGTCGGCTCCTTCCACGACGACATGAGGAAGTAGTACCCGCGAGCGCGTTTCGCAAAGTCGTCGCTGTCCTCAAGTCGCGCGACGGCGGTCATGCGGCGGTTGATCATCTGGTGGACGTTGACATACGTCTTGCGCGTCCCTCGGCTTGACGGCCTGCGCCGGCCATTGCTTCCGAACTCGACGAGCCAACTGTGATTCCCGCTCGGCTGATCGCCAGTCGCACCCTGGCTTCCGGTGTGCCGCGGGCCGGCAATCGCCACCGACACGCCGGGGCGGTACGTCTTCGTCTTGCTTGTCGTGCTGGCGGCAAGGTTGCCGGTGGCGTCGTGCCGCAGGGCGGCCGCCCGGTATGTGTTCACGATTGGCCGCGCCGCCCGCCGCAGAATCCGCTCCAGCGCGTCCCCGGCAGCGAGCGCTCCGGCGATGTTCTCCAGCGTGTCGATCAGCGGCTGTGCGCCAGTGACGCCAACGCGAATGAACGTGTCTACGCGTGCCAGCGACATCACTGAACCTCTCTGGCAAGGATCTCAAGGGCGGTGCGGTTGTCTCGCTCGACGACGCTCGC